GCCGGTGCACGCACAACCAGCGCCAGCGCACACGGCGGCTTCCGTTGGCTCGATGCGTCAGTCTTCTACCCCAACAGCATCGAGCGCCATGATGCCGAGTACTACGGCATCCCCGTTTACCCCGACAACCTGACGGATACAGTAGCGTGACCGCCCCCACAAACTTTTTTCAATAAAATGCAATTTAGTGGTTGCATAAGCCCTCAAATGCTTTATACGTGACCTCACCAACACAGAATAAGGGATTTACGACATGACAAAGTACGAAAAGATTGATGCACTCTGCGCCGAAATCGACAAGCTCGCGCGTCAGCGCAAGGACTACAGCAAACAGCGGGCCGAAGTAGAGGCCATCGTTGCGGAGATAGCAGAGGGCTGCCGCCTCCGTAAACTAGCAGCACAGGGACAATAACCATGACACGTTTTTATGACTTACTGAACCGCGCCGACGCCGCGTTGCGAGCCAAGGACTATGACCGCGCACGGGTAGTTCACGGCTCGATGGACCGCTTCTTGGACACCGCCGACCTGACCGAACAGCAGGAGCGCAAGTTCGAGAGCGCCATGTTCCAACTTCGCAACAGCGACAACTTCTAAAGGAGCACACGAACATGCTTACAGACCAAATCCGCAGCGACATGGCCAAGAAGGGCTACGTCTATCGCCGCGACGTCAAGAACCACCCACCCCACCATGGGTTCCGCCAACTCTGCCGCGACCTTCGCGGCGAGGACATCGGCAAGCTCATATTCGACACCGACGCGTACGAAGCGCACGGCCACAAATGCTAAACAGTAGGAGCAACACCAACATGAGCGTACATTTCTCAAGCGCGACTGACCTGTGGGCAACACCACAGGACTTCTTCGACAAGCAGAACGCAGTCCACGGCTTCACGCTGGACGTTTGCGCGACCGCTGACAACGCCAAATGCGCCCGCTACTTCACCGAAGCCGACGACGGGTTGAGCCAACCTTGGCAGGGCATCTGCTGGATGAACCCACCATACGGCCGCACAATCGGCCAGTGGATGAAGAAGGCATACGAGAGCAGCCTGACCGGGGCGACCGTCGTCTGCCTTGTGCCCTCGCGCACCGACACGCGATGGTGGCACGACTACGCCATGAAGGGCCAGATTGAGTTCATCAGGGGACGGCTCAAGTTCGGCGACGCGGCAAACAGCGCGCCCTTCCCGTCGGCGCTTGTCGTGTTCCGCCCGCCAACAGGAACGGCACCGCAAATTATTTTCAAATAAATGCAATTTAATGGTTGCATGTGCCCTCAAATGCTTTATACGTGGCTTCACCAACAACGAAGGGACTACAAAATGACTACCATCACACAAGCAATCGAGACCAAGTACCTCAAGGCCACCAACGTCCGTGGCGCGCACATCAAAGCAACCGCCGCCGCTGGCAGCGTCACCGTGCCATACGCCCACGAGCTAAGCACCGAGAACGCTCACAAGGCCGCTGCCGACACCCTGATTGCTAAGTTCGGCTGGCAGGGCACCTTCGCTCAGGGCGGAAACGTCAAGGGCGACGGTTACTACTTCGTCAACGTGAAGGGGGCATAACATGAGCAACGGCATCGCACACCGCATCGGCAACTACCACTACGCGGACGGCGCATTACGCCGCCGCACGGTGAAGGGCATCGACTACCTGATTGGCATCGCAGGCGCGTACAACGCCTTCGGACTGATTGGCAGTGAGCATAACGGCATCTTCGTCCTTGACGACACGAACAAGTCCGTCGTCCTCGACCGCGATACCGAAATATCTTCCGGCTACCACGGCCCGTCACAGGCGCAGTGGGACAGGCTCAAAGAGTTCATGACCTGCGCGCCGAAGGACTTCACCAACCTTATCAGCAACCACGAACGCAGCCGTCTGGCCGCGTAACAACTAAGAGGGATACTATCATGGGAACACGTTCATTCATCATCGTCGCCAACCCAAAGGGCGACTTCACCGGCACCTACTGCCACTGGGACGGCTATCCGTCGCACAACGGTCGGCTGCTGCTCGAGCACTACAACAGCAAGGGCAAGGCCCGCGAGCTGGTGCGTCTGGGCAGCCTGTCCTCACTGGGCAAGCGCGCCAAGCCAATCAACCCAGAGGCGCACAGCTTCAATCGCAAGGAGGAGGACACGACCGTGGCCTACCACCGCGACCGTGGCGAGGCGTGGGAGGGTGTGAAGCCCACCACGGCAGAACCGCTCTCCGAGTTGGTGAGTTTAGCCGACGAGAGCTGGGCAGAGTACGTCTACCTCTTCTGGAACGGGCACTGGTCCTACAACACCATCACCGACGCCGTGGAGGGCGAGCCGTGGGTGCCACTGACGTGGGAGAACACAGCAGACGAGAGGCAGGCAGCATGACCAAAGAACCGAAGACATACGAGGGCAGCGTCACGACGCAGGCGCACCTGCGGGAGCTGTGGACCATACTCGGTGCCAGCACCCAGCAGGAGGCCCGCAGGGCGGTGCAGCAACTGCTCAAGGGGAACACACCAGCATGATTGGCACACCAACTGACGACCGCATCCTGTCCATCCCGCTTGCCCGCTGCGGCGAGTTCGAGATGTCGCCGAAGGAGATGCAGCGCACGCGCAGCCGCATCTACTCGCTGAACAAGAGCCACGTCCACGGCTGGCGCTGGCGCACCATGCGCGAGAACAACCTGCTGCTTGTGTGGAGGATCAAATAGGCGCTTGACCTGGCCCTCAAACTGTTTACAGACAATCAGACCAACAACGAACTAAGGGACTACCGACATGATACGACCAACACTCAACCCCAACGGCTCCAGCGCCTTTGACCTTATCGACCCACGCCGCGACGCGATGGGCCTGATCGACGAGGTCATCGAGGCGCTCAAGCGGGCCACGCCCAACGGCCGCGACTATCCCAGCGACACGCTGGCCTGCGCCTGCGACCGCATCACCCACTTCGACCGACTGGCCGCGCTGCACACGCTGCGAGAGGAGCTGCTGGACGAGGCACTGCACATCCAACGCCAAGAGAGGACACTGGCATGACATACGACAGCCCATTTCGCGATGCGACATTGGTAGAGTGCAGCGCCGACGACTGGAACTTCTACCACACCATCAGCGCGAACGCGGACGACGACCGCGTTATGAGTTCGGCGGCCTACGACGTCGTCGGGCGCACGTTCCTGAACTGGATCAAGATGCCCGGCGTACTGAACTGCGCGCTTGATGTCGAAGAGCAGGCGGTTAAGATGTACATCGCCACGCCCGACGGGGACGACCACGTCGCCGAGTTCACGCTGCCCTTGGCCGAGCTTGTGCTTTCGGCTGCGGACACTTGCCAAGAGTGGGACGGCCCACCTCCGTCCCACTTGTCGGCGCTGCTGCGCAAGCTGGCCGACCAGATCGACGGGAAGGAAGCAGCATGAACCTCTTACACATCGCATCGACCACGTTCTTTTTGGGCGTCGGCGTTCTGTCCATCTGGGCAATCACCAAGACACTGAAGGAGGGCTGAACCGTGAACGACAAAACGATAACAGTACGCAGCGGGATGGACTTCGTCTGCGTATGCTTCATCCTTTTCGCCAACTTTGGCGACAGCAAGTACGACCTGTACGACGCCATCATGATCTGGTTAATGAAATGACGGACACAATATATCCGGCTGGCGGTTCTGGCACAGCGATGCAGCAGGCTGCCCGAATGGGGGCTGTCAACCCTGCTTGCGCCCTCCGTGGTTGCCAGCAGGCGATGTCGCACCAGCAATACACACCGCCACCGCGTGGCTGCATCTGCCCACCCACCAGTGAGCAGACATGCCAATCGGCAACGTGCCCACGCAAAAGCTATTCAGTCACATAAAGGAAAGCAAATGACCATCATCACCGAGGACACACCCGAGGGCGGCCCAGACGACCAGCACTGGCGGATCGACGGCCTGACTGAGCAGCTCAAGCAGGCCAAGGACGAGCTGGAGCGCAAGCGCCAAGTCAACAACGGCCTTGTGGTCAAGCTGAACGAGGCCCGCGCCCAACTCGACGACCTAACCAACCGCCTGACGGTCGGCACCCTGCGCAAGGCAGGCTACACCGTCGTGATCAAGCAGCCGGAAGGCTGCGAGGCCTGCGGCGAAGACGACTAACAAGGAGACAGAATAATGACTATCAACAACCCTTCAGCATTTCCAACAGTCCTCCCAAAAGATTGGGACAGCGTTAACGAGGGCATGACCCTGCGCGACTACTTCGCTGGGCAGGCGCTCACCGGCATGCTGGCTGGCCGACAGCCGAACAACGCCTACCCACTCGAGCACCTTGCCCAAATGAGCTACGCCACCGCCGACGCCATGATCGAAGCGAGGGACGCGTAATGGCCAGACCAATGATTTACCCGATGGGCACGCTGGAAGTCGGCGAGGTGGCAACCATGCCAGCCGACAAGCCCGGCTTGTCCAAACGCACCACCCGCAACGCCAGCCAGTACGGCATCCGCAACGGCAAGACATTCAAGTGCCGGACGATCAACGGCGTCACATTCATCACGAGGTTAACATGACCGACACACCACCAGACTGGGTGCTGATCGAAGCATCGAAGCGGTGCGATTGGGCGTATGATGACATCCCCGTATTGCGACAGCAATATGAGGAAGACCTACCGTATGCCGTAATCTGCGACATGATCCAGAGATACGAGCAGCCGCCCGTTGAACGCAAGCTGTTGTGTGCGCAAGCCGCCGTTACTGGCGCGCTGATTGAATTGGATGCGTCACGCTTCCCAAAGAAAGAATGTATATGGGATTGCTGCGTCCGCGCCATCGAACTTTGGGAAGAGGGGTTCGGGAAATGACAGACAAATACGGCAAAATCCACACCGATGGGAGCCGCTCAGGTGGTCAGCCTGTGGTCGATAGCATTGAAGCAAAAGCACAGGCGCTGCTTGTGGAAGTGCGAAAAGACCGGGGCGCGCATCCCATGCCCGACGAACCTCTCAATCGCACTTACATTGCGCACGAAGCGCTATACCGCGCCATCGAACGGCACGAAGCCTTTAAGCAAGAGGTGAGCGATGCGATAGAGAACGAGTGGGCGAATTTGCACTATGGCGCGAAACGCAATCTAGACCGCTTCCGCATCCCCCTGCCCAAGCCTGACCCGCTGGTGGCGGTGCTTTTGGATATGGAATTAAGCAGCGATCAGGAGGAAGGCCAGCACGATGCAAAGTGGCTGCGCCTTAAACTGGACGCCCTTGGCTTTGAGATACGGGAGAAGGGGCAAGCAAATGTCTGACTTCCCAATAAAGGACGTGCCGGTAGTTAAGACCCAGCACTGCCCCAACTGCGAAACCCTAGCGATAGAGGTTGAGCGGTGGCGCTTACGGGCCGAACAGTACAACAACGGTTGGACCGCGATGGGCGTTAAAGCGCAGGCGCTCGTCGAGCGACAACGCACCGAGATCGAGCGCCTGCGGGTTGAAGCAGAGGCGCATTACGACCGTGGCTATTACGATGGCAGCACACACCTGCTTGAGCAGCACGAGGCGCTGCGGGATGCTCTGGTGGACCTGCTCCATGCCGTTTGCGGGGAGAAAGGTTTTGCCGAAGCTGTGCGGCGGGATAGCGGACGGGTATATCCGTGGCCTGCCCTTGAACTGGCCGAAGCAAAAGCCCTTGCAGCATTGGGACAAAGCAAATGACCGCGATTGAGCAGATGCTGGGGCTAGACCCAAAGCGGCCAAACCCGTGGGGGCATAGCTCCGTGTGCTTGCACTGGCCATGCCAAGACTGTCGAGACAAAGAGGCGATGGCTGACGAGATAAAGCAGCTACGCAAAGAACTGGAACAAAGCAAATGACCGACAACACACCTTTATTCGCCATAATCATCGGGCTGGCGGCACTCACCGCCTACCTGATCGCGACAAGGCCCCCGGTAACAACGCAAGAGCGCGAAGAGATGGAAGAGGATTGGTGGGGATGACACCCAGAGAGAAGAACCTTGCCGCGATAGACGCCATCGCGCAGGAGCACGGCTACACGGTCGAGGACATCCTCGGCAAGTCGCGGCTGAAGCGTCTGGTGTACGTGCGCCGCCTGTGCGTCCTGATGCTGCGAGAGAAGGGCTACTCAACGACCGAGATCGGCCGGGTGCTCAATCGTGACCATAGCACCATAGTGCAGGCATTAAAGTGCATGCAGCAAAGTGCACACGTTAGATTGCGTACGATGGACGAGCCTGTTGACACCTGCAACGAAGTGGTTTAGTGACAGTCTCACCAACAAAGAAGGGACTACAAAATGATCAACTGGACCAAAGACGAACGCGTTGCGACACTGCTTCCGCAGATCATTGCGCACTTCCGCACGGAAGACGAGTTCTCGCTTGAGCATGAGGCCAAGCTGGAGCTTATCCGCGAAGAGTATATCTGGGAGCGCTCCAACGACTATCGCGGCGAGTGCGCCGACGACTTCGAAGAGTGGCACGGCCAGCCGACGGTCGAAGAGTTCGTTGAGGCGCTGCTCGACGCGGAGCCTACAGCGTGACGCAGCGGGAGATATACGTGTCGGTCAAGGGCGACACCGACTTCAGGCTGGCGGCCACCCTTGGCTCTAAGGACTTGTGCGCCGCCATCTTGGCGGCAGGCAAGACGCACGGCCCCATGACAGAGGCCCAACAGATCGCCGCCATCGAGTACGCGCACGACATCGAGTACATCAGCGGCACCATGGTTAAACGTAAACGGGATAAATGAACATGAGCAAGAAGATAACCGCCGCAGTCGAGGCCGAGAAGGCCGCCGTCATTGAGATGCTGGCGACGATGCAGAACGGCATAGACGTCGCCGCACGCACCGCAGCGCCTGCGGACATCGGCACACTGCGCTTCGCCAGCGGCTTTGTGTCGGGCATCATCGAGAGCATCGAGGACAATCTGCATCGCGGAGAGGCACCGCAGCCGAAGTCGTCAATTATTTTGCCGTAGGGGTATTGCATCTGCAATCAACTTGTGTATTGCAGACGGACCAACAACGAAGGGATACACACATGGACGACAAAGAACTCGCCGAAAAGGTTAACGCCGTACTGGCCGACATCCTCGCGGAAGCGTCATACATCGCCGCCGAGAGCGAAGACATCATCACCATGAACGAGGCCATACAGCAGGCGGTGCATAACCTTGCTGGTGCCGCGCGCATCACCACACACTGAGGAGGGACAGACTATGCTACACACACTCATAACCACCGCGCTTATCGCGGCATTCGCATACACCATTTGGACTATTTACTACACACTGAAGGGGAACTGACATGTGGGACGTTATCAACCCGTGGGGTGCAGTGCTCCGCCTACGCAAGGAACTGGAGGCTGGCCACGCCGCGCATCTGGAGGAGAAAGAGAAGTGGGCGGCCCTGAACCGCAAGCTGGAAGCGCAGATCGCGCAAGGCCACTTCCGCAACCCGAAGACCGGCTGTATCGGCCCCAAGGGGAAGACGTACAAATGACCGACACCATCGACAGCGTCCTTTCCGACGCCCGCAAGGCACTGGTCAAGCGCGACCGTCTGGCCGAGCAACTGCGACAGGCCGATCTGGAACTGAGCCAGCTCACGCAGCGCTACCGCACCGTGTCCAAGATCTGGATCACGTCGCCGCTCATGCTGCGGCACGCCGTTGAGGCGCGCATCGGCAAGAAGCTGGCCGCATAATGGAGATTGAAATGACAGGCATCCAGAAGGCCATAGACATCGCGGGCGGCGCAAACCCGCTCGCCGCAAAGCTCGGCGTATCGCATCAGGCGGTGTACGTCTGGCTGCGCAAGGGCTGGGTGCCAGCCCAACGCGCCTTAGAGATCGAGAAGCTGTTTGACATCCCGCGTGCGGAGCTGTTTAAGCCACAGCTTGCCGCTCTCTTTGCATCCAATTAAACCATGAGCGAGGAGGGACCGCCCATGGGCAACGTGCAACCAATTACACCGCACAACACGTCCGTGCAGGCACCCGCCGAACTGCGGGAGCTACAGGGCTGGCTTATCTGGCGGTTCGAGCCGGACGCCGAAAATCCCAACGGCAAGCCGCTGAAGGTGCCCTACTACGCCGACGGCGG